GGCTCGGGTTCGCGGCATCGACACAGGCCCGGTTCTCCGCGATGCGTGCGCCGCGCGTGTCGGATGCGTGGGCGTGGGCGATGGACCCGGCTCCCGCCGCGATGTTGGAACTGCCGTCGCGGCTGGCGGCCGGCCCGGCGTTCACGTCGTGGCGGGAGCGTCGGGACCACGGCGTGGAATGGGTGCCGGAAGTCGAGCCGACCCCGACCGCGGCAACCGTTGTCACCGAACCGGAGCCGGGGCTGTCCACCGCGGAGCGGGACGCCCGGATTGTCGCGGTCCTCGCCGAGCACGGCGAGCCAATGACAACCGGCACTGTCGCTAAGCGGACCGGTTTCCCCTTGTCCACCGTGTCCACCCGTTTAGGGAAGCTCGCCGACACGGGCCGGGTCGTGAACGCCGGGCATGGCGTGTGGCAGGCTGCGTTGCAACCCGTGGAGGCGTGAACCGTGTGGGATCCGGTACTGGCCCTGACTGTCGCAGCCGTGCTGCTGGGCACGGTGACTATTCTCGCCGTGGAACGGGTCGTGAACGCGCGGAACCCGCAGTGACGCTTGACCGGGAGCCGGCGCACACTGTCACGTTGGGGGAGGTGTCGCTGCGGGTGTTCCCGGCCCGGAATTGGCTGGTGCTGGCCCGGCGGCGGGGCGGGCAGGTGAACACGCTCGGGTTCACCGGGGATGACATCGCGGATGTGGCAGCCTTGCTGAACACGGCGGGCGCGTGGCTCGCCGATCATCGGGAAGGAACCTGACTGTGACCGGTCGATGGTGCAAGCCTGACCAGTGGTGACGCACGTCCGCCTGCCGTGCCGGGAAGGGTTCCACTGGGACGGCTTGTCCTACGAGCATTGCAGCGTATGCGGTCTACCGGCGTGGGAGCATCCGGGGATCGCGGTCCGCCCGCAAATCCTGTGGGAACACCCGAGCGACAAGCCGCATGTGCTGCGCCCGTGGGAGCCGGGGGAAGCTGAGGCGGTGCACGCCCGGTGGGTGGACCGCAGCCGACGCGGGTATTAGATCGACCATCCGGGCGGTTGGCCGTCGTCGTTGGATAACAGTCGGGAATGCGGCTAGAGTGTCCCACTCGCCCTATTTACAACCCGTTGGAGACGCAACCATGGCGACTGTCACCACAACCACAACCGCGCTCGTAGACGACTTGGACGAGGCGGCCACCGCAGACTCCACTGTCGAATTCTCCGTGGAAGGGCACCGGTATGAGATCGACTTGACTGGCGCGAACCGGGAGAAGCTGTACAACGCGTTGGAGCCGTTCATGGTCAACGGCCGGCGCATCCGCGAAGCGGGCGGCAACGGCCGGGCGAGGCGCCGCCGCCCCACCCCGGTCGACCCGGCGCAGACCGCCGCCGTGAGGGAATGGGCGCGGGCCAACGGGCATACGGTGTCCGACCGGGGCCGGGTTTCCCGCGCGGTGCAGCGCGCGTTCGACCAGGCGCATCAGGGTGGCCAGTCGTGACCGCGCCGACTTTGGATTGGTGGAAGTCCAGTTTCAGCAACGGCGCGTCCGCCTGCGTGGAGACCGCGTTACACCCAGACGGCGGGGTGGCGGTGCGGGATTCGAAACTGGGTGCCGCCTCCCCGGTCCTGCGGTTCGACTTGGGTGAGTGGCGGGCGTTCATCCGGAGTGTCCGGGCCGGGGTGTTCGGTCCCGGGCTGTAGGCTGCCCGGCGTGTCGATCCATGCCGTTAGCCCTTGACGACTAGTCACTAGCTGCTAGGGTTGGTGGTGGCAGGCGCCGATGGTCCCCCCGACTTCGGTGTCCTGCCACCTAGGAGTAGCACAGGGTGCGCGCTGGTCTCCAAAACCGGCGCCGGGGAGTTCGAGCCTCCCTGCTCCTGCAAACCGGTTGACGGTCCCAGTACCGTTGCTGGTGCGGACGTTGGGTGAGCGGAAGCGGACCTGACGGCCCGCAGAACATTGCAAACTGGACAGCGTGCCGAAATAGACTTCGGCGGCGGGCATGGTGCCGGAAGAGAACTCCGGACACCGCCCCAGGGTGCGACATGAAACAAACCGCCGCCGAAGGCCAGCGGGTGTGGTGTAGAGGCAACACATCACTCTTCCAAAGTGAGGTCACCGGTTCGATCCCGGTCACCCGTTCTCTAGCCGGGCCTGACGGCTCAGTCCGGTCCCTTGTAAGGACCGGTACCCGGCTCGACACCGGGGCCCGGCCCCGCCGTCTAAGCACATGTGGACGTGCCCGCGCCTCGTAAGCGCGTGGAACCCGGTTCGAGGCCGGGAGACGGCTCACAGGGGAGGGGATCGGCCCGACTAGCTCAGTAGCAGAGCGTCGTCTTGGTAAGACGAAGGTCGTCCGTGCGATCCGGACGTTGGGCTCGCGATGCCTGTTGGTGTAACCGGCAGCACGGCTGACTCTGAATCAGCTGGTCCTGGTTCGAATCCAGGGCGGGCAGCTTTACTAGCGTGGGGTAACGGTAGCCCGCTGGGTTTTGGTCCCATGCAATCCTGGTTCGAGTCCAGGCGCTAGTTCCGTCTCTGTAGCTCAGTCGGCAGAGCATCCGGTTGAAGCCCGGAGCACGGCGGTTCGACTCCGTCCGGAGACACTTGCACCGGAGCGCATCCAAGCGGTTGAGGAACACGTCTGATAAGCGTGCGCGGTGCTGGTTCGAATCCAGCCGCTCCGACGTATCGAGCTGGATTGGGGTAGTGGCAGCCCAACGGTTTCTCAGACCGTCAGTGCGAGTTCGATCCTCGCATCCAGTGCGCTCCTGTGGGGTAATGGCAGCCCTCCAGGTTTTCACCCTGGCAGACTCGGGTCAGTACCGGGCAGGAGTACCAAGCGTCCGTAGCTCAGAGGCAGAGCAGATGGCTCTTAACCATCGGGTCGGGATTTCGAAATTCCCCGGGCGTACGCAGTGCCCCTCTAGCTCAGAGGCAGAGCAACCGGCTTTTAACCGGTGGGTCGGGATGTCGGAATTCCCGGGGGGCACCAATCTCGTGTCGTTCAACGGTAGGACAACTGGTTGTTACCCAGCTAATCGGAGTTCGAATCTCTGCGCGAGAGCCAAGGGGGTGAGTAGCTGAGGCAGCGGGCCGGTCCTGCAAACCGTGCCGACTCGGTTCGATTCCGAGCACTTCCACGTTGGAATGGCGGATAGGCGGACCGTATGCCGCCGAGAAGCCCCCCGGGGGACTTCCGCTGTTCCTTCATGCCGCCGTGGGGAAGTCTGGAGTTCCCGTCACCTTGTCACGGTGAAGCCCGCGAGTTCGAATGCCGCAGGCCGTAGGTGCAACTCCTACTCGGGAGGCTCGGCACGCTGTCGGAGCGGGGTGAGCGTTGGTTCTCTGCTGGGGCTCATATCCCCAGTTCCGCCGGTTCGATTCCGGTCCCCGCCACGAGGTCACGGCGACGCGACATCCGTGCTCCGATTCGATACGGTGCCCGCCAGGCTCGCGAGTCTGGTTCGCCGTGGCCTTCCTATGACTGCCGGTCAACTAGAATCCGGTCATGGCTGCTGCCGCGTTGAACGTGTGGGAGATGGCGGCAGCGAAACTCGAAGGAATCCAGGACCCGAACGACTGGCGGAAGATCGCCCGCCCCGAGCAACTCCCCCCCGACGGTGACTGGCATCTCTGGCTGATCGTCGCTGGCCGCGGATACGGGAAGACCCGTGCGGGCGCGGAGACACTATGCGAATGGGCTAGAACAACTAAAGGCACCTACGCTGTCGTCGGTCCTACGTTCGGTGATGCCCGCGCCATCTGTGTTGAGGGTGCCGGGTCGGGGCTGATTGACGTTTTGCGTTCCCACGGCATCGAACACACCTACAACCGGTCCCTGTACGAAATCAAGCTCGGCAACGGGTCCCTGATCGTGGTGGTGGGCGCGGACACCCCGGACCGGCTCCGCGGGTACAACCTGTCCGGGGCGTGGGCCGATGAGATCGCGTCGTGGCGGCGCCCCGCCACGTGGTATGAGGCGCTGGTGCCGGCGCTGCGGATCGGGGAATACCCGCGTGCGGTCGTCACGGGAACCCCGAAACCGGTTCCGTTGGTGAAAGAACTGATGGGCCGCAAAGACGGTTCCGTCGCGATCACCCGTGGCCGCACCCTGGACAATGCGGCGAACCTCTCCAAGGCGGCGCTGGACGAGTTGCTGGCCCGCTACCAGGGCACCCGCATCGGGCGGCAGGAACTCGACGGGGAACTGCTGGAGGACGTGGAGGGGGCGTTGTGGACGTTGACGTCCATTGAGGATTCCCGTATCGACGCACTGCCCCGGAAACCCACGCACCTGTGCGTGTCGGTGGACCCGGCCGGCGACGGCGGGGAAGGCCACGACGAGCACGGCATCACCGTGTCCGGCGTGATCGGGCGCGCGGCTACCGCCGAGTTCTACCTGATCGCTGACCTGTCCCGGAACTGCACTCCCTCCCAGGCCGCCCGCACCGTGATCCTCGCCTACGTGGAACATGAGGCGGACGCGATCGTGTACGAGAAGAATCAGGGGCAGGGCTGGATCACCGCCGTGCTGCAAGCCACTTGGGCTGAGATGGCGGCTGCCGGTGAGATAGCCGGGATGATGCCCCCGCTGAAAGCGGTGAACGCGGCCCGGTCGAAGCGGTTACGCGCCGAGCCGGTGCAGGCCCTGTACGAGCAGTTGCGCTGCCACCACGTCGGCGGGTTCCCCGTTTTGGAGTCTCAGATGACGTCGTGGGTTCCGGGTGACGCGGATTCCCCGGACCGGCTGGATGCGCTCGTGCACGGCATCACGTGGCTGTACGAGCATTCCAGGTATGTCACGTCTATCCGTCGGCCTCCGCAGCAGGTGAACCTGCCGTCGGGGGTGGGTGCGGCGATGGGTGGTAGAACGTACGGGGGCCGGGGCTTCGGTCGCTAACCATATTGACTGGTAGTCACGGGCGGGTCTAGGATTGCGGCGTGTCCACCACCACGCATGCGGCGTTGCATCACCCTGTCGCGGCCCTCGCGGTGGGGTTGGTGTGGCTGGTCGCCGCGTTCGTGTTCGTGCTGGTCGTGGCGTGCCTGTACGCCTGCGGTGTGGCCGCCGCTGCCGCGGTGTGGGGGCACGGGAAATGGGTTGGGCGGTACCGGGGCAGCCACCGGGTGTCGCTGTGACGGTGTGGCTTAGTGCCGACCTGCACCTCGGGCATCGGCTGGTCGCTGAGCTGCGCGGGTTTGGGGATGATGTGGCGGCGCACGACCAAGCGGTCCTTGACAATTGGGATCGTGTCGTTAGCGGAGCCGATCAAGTTTGGGTGTTGGGTGACCTTGCCGTATCGAACCCAGCGCAGGCGCTCATGGAACTGCGGGGACTTCCCGGCGTGAAGCATCTTGTCACCGGGAATCACGACCCGGCGTCCCCGATCCACCGTGACTCGCACAAGTGGCAGCGGCGCTACCTGGACGTGTTCGAGTCGGTGCAGGCGTACGCGAGGCGCCGCTACAACGGGCGCGGAGTGCTGCTGTCTCATTACCCGTACACGACGGACAGGGGGTTTGAGGCGCGTTACCCGCAGTGGCGCCTCCCCGATTTGGGGGAGTTCCTGTTGCACGGGCACACCCATTCCAAGGAGCGGGTCACCTCCCCCCGCGAGGTGCATGTCGGTCTGGACGCGTGGTCGTTGGAGCCGGTGATGCTGGACGAGGCGATGAACCTGTTTGACTGGACTATGGCGGAATGAGGACGTGGCATTCGTCGGCGTTGCCCGTTCGGGTTGGGACGTGGTAGCCGCTGTGACCGATAGACTCCGGGCATGAATCCAAGCGTCGGCAGGATCGGGATGGGGGAGCGGTCGACGCATAAAGGCGGGACGTGGCACTGGCCGGAACCCGTCTCATGACTGCGACCGCCACGGATGTCGTCGTGTCCCTCGACTTGCACCCGGCGGATGCTCTCATCGCGGACACGGGGTGCACGTTCCGGGCCGCGCGGGTGACGGTCGCCGACGGGACGGTGCAGGTGTGGCGGCTCGAATCGGCCGGGCCCGTGGTCGTGTTCACGTCCCCGCTGCTCGCCTGGTCCGGGTCGGTGCGCACCGGGTACACGCTGTCAACGGAGGCCGGGCCGGTGGTCGCGGACCGGGGTGGCGGCGGTTGTTGCGGCGCACGCCTGGGGACTGTCGACCTTTACCCGGGCAGGCGCCGCGTGAACACGGCTTTGACGTGACCCCTCTGCCCGGTGATTTTCTCGTCACCCCCACGTACGGGAACTGGCGGGACCGTGCCGCCGCGTGGCTGATCCGCTACGGCACCGACTCCCCCGTCAACCATGCGGCCTTGTATGTGGGCGCGGTGGACGGATACGTGGTGCCGCAGGTCGTGGAGGCGTGGCCGTCCGGCGCCCGCCTGTCCGCTTGGAACTCCCACCCGGACTGCACATGGTCCACCGGCCGTTTACCGGAAGGGCTAGTACCGGGTGACGTGCAGCGGGAACGAGTCGTACACGCCGCCTTGGGCATGGTGGGTGTGCCGTACGGCTGGCTGGATTTGGTGGCGATCACGTTCGCGCAGAAAAGGTTGGGCCAGCCGGTGGATGGGGACGAGTGGTGGGTGCGGCGTATCCAATCCGGGCGGACGTTGATCTGCTCGCAGTTGGTGGACCGGGCGTACCTGTCCGGCGGGGTGCACCTGTTCGATGACGGCCGCCCGGACGGGCTGGTGTCCCCGGGGGATTTGTGGCGTCTCCTGCAACCCGCCGGTTAACACTCACCTGATTTGGGTATATGTCGGTGGCCCGGCGGGTGTCCCGCTCCTTGTGGCCTACACCCGCCGGGTCCACTCACCGTTTAAGATCACCCCGTGACGGCCCCCCAACTGGACGGCGGTGTGGACGAATCCGACCGTGACCAGACGGAGGAACGGCTAGCCGCCGCTGTCACCGCACTGCTGGCCGCGAAGACGGCGGGCGCGCCGTGGCTGGCTTTGGTGCAAGGCTCCCTGTCCGGGCTGCTCACCCATTTCCTGCAACGCTCCGCGCTGGACATGGCGACCGCCTCCGGGCAGCCAGCGTCGCAGGCGGCGACCGTCGCGTCGGACGCGGTCAACAGCCTGCTCGGCGACATTGAACGGCACACCGCGAGCTGGCTGGCCGTCGCCGCGAAAGACCGGGCACCGGCCGGTGGTGGACCGATGGGCGCCGAGCAGGCTGGCGAATCAGCGGGGATCGTCTCCCGGTCGCTGGTCACCTACGCCCGGGAACGGGTCCGGGAGGAAGTCGCCCGGAAGCTGGGCGCGAAATTCAAGACGTGGACATCGCGCGGCGACGACCGGGTGCGGGCCGAGCATCGGGAACTGGCCGGGCAGACCCGGCCCCTCGATGATCCGTTCCAAGTGGACGGGGCGTTGATCATGCGCCCCGGCGACCCGGCAGCGCCACCCGAACTGTGCTACGGCTGCCGCTGCCACCTCCGCTACACGGTGGAATCGACGTGACTAGGCTCCCGGTCCGGTGCCTGGCCGCGTGGCGGCTCACCGAACTGGTCGTTGAAGACGAGATAACCCGACCCGTGCGGGAGACGGTGCAACGGCGCTGGCCTGGCAGCAAACTCAACTACATGGTCGGATGCAAACGGTGCGTCAGCGTATGGGCCGCCGCGGCGACGCTGATCCTGCCGGAGTGGGCGTGCACGGTTCTCGCCGCATCCTCAGTTACCATCCTCGCAGACGCGGCGCTTAATCAAGCGTCCCGGGTGGTGTTGACGCGGAGGATGGCGGCCGGTGGGGCTACTGGGCGGGAAGGCGAAACCCGCTAAGCTCAACGCCCCCCGCGCCATCACCTCCGCGGCCGAGCCGGTGCGGCTGCGGAACCGCCCCGAACTGGAGAAGATCCGCCAGCAGCAGTCGCTGTCCCAGTCGTGGCAGTTGGAGGCGTGGCGTGTCTACGACAACCTGGGGGAAATCAACTACGCGCTGAACCTGATCGCGAACAACCTGTCCCGCATCCGGCTGCACGCCGCAGTGGCCGTGTCCCCGGACGAGCCCCCCACGGAGGTCACCGACTCTGTGCGGCTCACCCTCCCGGACGGCGGCGAGGTGGGCGCGTCCGGTGGTATCGATCCGCGGATCGCGGTGAAAGCCCGCGAGTACATCGCCGACCTGGGCAGGGGTGAGGGTGTTTCCACTCTGTTCCGCCTGTACGGGTTGAACCGGCTGATCGCCGGGGAATGCTACCTGTGCCTGGTCGACGGCGGGTGGTCGGTCAAGTCCACGTCGGAGTTGACGGTGGACCCGTCCGGGTCGATGCGGCTGCAACCCTCGGCGTCGACGCAGACGATGCTGCCCCGGCTGATCCCGAAGTCGTCAACGGTGATCCGCATGTGGACGCGGCATCCCCGGTTCTCGGCCGACCCGGACTGTTCGCTGCGGGCGGTGCTGTTCCTGTGCGAGCAGTTGATCAGCCTCAACCGGATGATCAACAACACGGTTAGGTCTAGGATGAACGCGGGCATCCTGAAAGTCGCCGCGTCGATCATCGAGGCGAGTCGCACACCGGGCGCGGAGTACGAGGATCCGTCCCCGTTCGAAGTCGAGTTGCACGCGACGATGACCCAGCCGATCGAGGACGACGCGGCGGGGGCCGCTGTGATCCCGATGCTCGCGGTCGTCCCGGATGAACTGGTCGGCCCGGGGGTCGAGTGGATGACGCTGGCCCGGGACATCGACCAGCACATGATCACGTACGCGGAGAATGTCCTCACGCGCATCCTCAACGGGATAGCCATCCCGAAAGATGCCATAACCGGCTTTCAGAACGTTAGATTCAGCAATGCCCAGCAGATTTCCGAGGACATGTACAAGCAGGCGGTGGAGCCGCTGGCGCTCGCGTTCTGCGACGACATCACCGTCTGCTACCTGCGACCTCTGATGCAGGCGGCTGCCGCCGCGGAAGGATGGGACCAGGACGAGGTGGCGAAAGTCGTCGCCTGGTACGACCCGTCCGAGGTGGTCACCCGCCCGGACCGGGGCGCGGACGCGGACGCCGGATGGGACCGGGGCGCCCTGTCCGATGACGCGTGGCGGAAGGCGCACGGATTCGGCACGGAGGACGCCCCCACGGAGGACGAGCTGCTGATCCGGATGATTCTGAAGGCCGCGCAGCTCCCCCCGAACCTCGTGGACTACGTGGCGAGGGAAGTCCTCCCCCAGTATTTCAAGGGCGCGGGTCCGCTGGTGACGAAGGCTCAGGCGGGGATGAGTGAGGACGCGGCGGCAACGAGACCGCTCGGCAAGGCGCAGGGCGGCGGCATGAACGACGCCCCGGCCGTGCACCCGGCAGGCAGCGAGGACCAAACCCCGCCCCCGGGTGGGCGCCTCCCGCCGCGAACCACATGATCCTGTTACGCTCGCCCGTTAACGGCGCCCGAGGAAGGTTTTGACGTGTCAATGGTTCCCGTGGTGGCGTCCGTGGATGAACTGCCGGCCGCGATCGGCTACGCGAACGACCGGCCTAACACCCGCTGGTACGTGGCTAAACGGGCCGCCGCGCTGGGCGCTGTCGGGCAGGTACCCGCCGAATGGGGTGGGGCGATCGCCGCCGCCGCGTCGGGCGGGGACCCGTCAACGGACGAGTTGGCCGCGCTGGGGAAGAAGGGCATGGCGCTGCGCAACGGCGACGGCAGTTTCTCCTACCCGACCCGCAACCGGGGCGAGTTGGCGAAGGCCATTCAGGCGTTCGGCCGGGCCCGGAACAAGGTCGCCGCGAAACGGTACATCCTGCGCCGCGCGCGGGCGCTGCACGCCGCCGACCTGATCCCGGATTCGTGGAAGCCGCTGCGGGCGGCATCCACCGGTCCCGACGAGGTGGGTTTGTGGGTGGCTCAGGTCCGGGACCTGATCACCGAGGCGGGGTTGGACCCGGACGAGGTTGAGGCGAACACGGACGGCTTCGAAACCGACTACCGCGAATACGCGGACACCCCGGACGTGTACGCGCGGGAACTGGTGGACGCGGACAACGACCCAGGCGACGGGGACAGTGACAACGATGACGGGGTTGGCGACGGGGATGACAGTGTGATTGACGAACCATCCGCGCCAGTCGATGCCCCGGCCGCGCTTCCCGCATCCAGCGCCCCGCTGCCGGCGACGGTGCAGATTTACACGGCGCAGCCGGAACAGCCACGCTTCGACTTGGCGGCGATCACTGAGGCGTTGACGGCCGCTGCCCGGGACGCGGCTAAGGAAGCGGTCGCTGCGGCATTGAACGCGAAACGCCCAGACCCGGAACCGACCGAGCCGGAGCCGG